CTAGATTTCTATCAAATGTTCCAGAAGTAGTATACTTCTGTCCACCAATGTTATGTTGAGTACCATTCTTAGATGTATGATAAGTATCTTCTGCAAATTCTTTTGGAGGCTCAATAAGAGACTTCAACTCATCAATGCTATTTATTGTGATTGGTTTACCACGTTTAATTTCTTTTAATCTACGATAACGTTTAATTTTACGTAATGAACCATTCAATTCAATCTTACGGATATACATCCATGACATACCACCATAATCTAAGCCTGATTGGTTCTTCCATGTAAAATGCTTCATAGGAAGGTCATAGAGACTAGTAGCATTAGCTACTGCTACATTCCATTCAGCAAAGTCTCTTTCTTCGCCATAGAGTCTGTATAAGCGTTTAATCATGTAGAACCAATAAGCTTGAATCTCTGCAATGTTAGATGAGAAATTTACAGAGCACATAATAGAACGTTGTCTAGTATTTGTTGTACCATTCTGATAGTTTTTATCAGCAATCATACTAGATGCAATAGCTTCATAATCTAAACCAAGCATTTCAGCTAGATTATCAATATGTCTCTTAGTAGCACTTTCAGATAGTTCTTTAGCAGGGTTGTGTAACTTATTAAACTTAACTTTACGCTTTTGCGAAAGGTATCTATCTAATCGTCTCTGTAAAGCTCTAAGTGTGTATTGCTGACCATTATAAGTATAGAGTTTAGAACTATCTTTTCTATCTGATTTCTTATCCCTAGATTTTAATCTTGGATTAGATTGGTTTGGTTCATGGTCTATCTGATATTGTTTATCTTCAGCTTGCTTTTTCAAAGCTTCATCTATAATACGTTGAAGTTTTACAATTTCATCATTAGGACCAAGTTTAGGGACTAACCAAGTTTCTTCCCAAGCATCTTCACCAAAATCTTTTACAGGAAGATACGGGTATAACTTAAATACACTTGGGTCAGTTTTTGAAGATATCTCACCCGCTGAAATTCTTGATGGGTCTTTTCGACTATCCATAAAAAACTTTAATGCAGATGAATTAGTTAAACCGGATTCAGTCATATAAGCAAAGCTTTCTTTGTTATATGTAATCTCATGCGTTTCAGTAGTAATTATATAATTATAAGTATAGTCTGGGTCACCACTACCAGAGTTATGAGTATTTATCTTTTTAACTTCTGCATATCTACGGTAAATCTTACGAGTATAGTTAATATTAATTTTAGACTCAGTATCTTGTTCTTTATCTAATTCTTCTTCAGTTTTAGAATCCATATAAACAGAACCAGATTCACTATCACCAAATGGGTTATATGCTTCTGCCCATTCTTTAAGAAGAACTTTATTACCGACAGTTTTAGGGTATCCACTAGGAATCTTTTCTTCAAAATAAATCTCACTAGATGTAG